AGCGGAGACGATCCGCGGAGAAGAGGGAACAGGGCGCACAGTCTCCTGTCCCCTTTTCCGGCGTCTGGAGAAAGGGAGGTTTTAAAGATGCTTTCACTTAACGATGCCTGTAATATCCTGCGTGTGGATATGGGGAACAATGACGAACTGATCACAGGCCTGTGTGAGGCAATTCCGGGATACATCGAGACGACCACCGGTTACCCGGAAGAGAAACAGGATGCTGAACCACTGTGCAGGACGGTGAGCGGATTTCTTCTGACATTGTGGTATTATGCTGACCACGCAGAGGATCAGAAACTGCAGCGCACGATTGACAGTCTGCTGAAATGCATCACGATCAAAGCCAGGGGCGTGATAACATGAAAAAGTATGCAGAGGCTTTCTATAAGGGCCGGAAATGGAAGAAAGTGAGCGGCCTCTATATGACACAGCAGCATTACGTCTGTGAGCGCTGCGGAGGCGTAGGCTGTATCTGCCATCACAAAAAGTATATCACGCCATGGAATATCAACAATCCGGATATCACTTTGAATACGGATAATCTGGAGTGCCTCTGTCAGGAATGCCACAATCAGGAACACATGGCAAAAGTCAGCCGTGCCATATTTGACGATGACGGCAATATGACGGGTGTCCAGGAAAGTGCAGAGATCAGGGAGTACAGAAAAGCCCTGGAAGCGCTGGAAGACCTGACCGGAAAGAAGGTGTCCGGATGAACTATGTGGAGCCGATCCGGGACGCGGGGACGGTGCAGGACATTGCCGACTATCTGAAAACCGTGCATGAAAAATATTATGTCATGTATGAGATCGGTATCTACAGCGGGCTTCGGGTATCGGATATCCTGAAGCTGAAGGTGCGGGATATCCGCGGAAAGGACTGCATCCGGGTGAGGGAGAAAAAAACCGGAAAAGAAAAACTGTTTCCGGTCAACCGGGAACTCCGGCCGGTGCTGGACCAGTACTGTGAAGGGAAGCCGGACTATATGTATGTAGTGCCTAGCGCCAGAGCAACGGACAAGGCGGTGAGCCGGGAATATGCCTACAGGGTGGTGCATGAGGCGGGGGAAGCTTTCGGACTGGATAATCTGGGTACGCACACCATGCGGAAGACATTCGGCTATCACTTCTACCTGCAGACGAAAGATATTGTTCTTCTGATGCGGATCCTGAATCACAGTGATGAGAAGAAGACCCTTCGATATATCGGGATTGAGCAGAGCACGATCAACGATGCAATGCGGAAATTCAGTTATAAAAACGGTACAAGTACACATAAAAAAAGCATGTGAACGAATGCGGGAAGGAAAAGGCGGAAATGCCGGAGCTTTCCCGCATTCGGAGTATATGGAGAACTTAACACAATGTCACATATGTGAACCAAAACAAAGAAAAGGAAAGAGGAAAGTCAGCAAACAGAAGAGCAGTAGAAAAAAATTTTCATCCCCCCGGGTATGCTTTTTCAGGTTGCGGTCAGATGACCGGCGGCAGAAGGTCAGAAAACCTCTCCGGAAAGTTGCCAAGGGGGGATGCAGAAAGGAAGGTGGATATTATGGCAAGAAGAAAGAAGATTGCAGAACTTGAAGCAATTTTAGAAAAGATACCGGATGATAAGAAATACATCGGGCGGAAAATCATTGACGAACTGATTTTTATTGATGAAACGCTGGTTACACTCAAGAGAAAGATCCGGGAGAACGGAACGGAAGAAGAATTTAAACAGGGTGTGCAGCATTTTACCAGAGAGAGTACTGCTCTGACAAGCTATAACAAGACTGTGCAGAGATATGGAGCTCTTTATAAGCAGCTCACGGATCTTATGCCGAAGTCCCAGGAGGCGGAAAAGAGTAATGCAGTATATGATTTTCTGAAGGAGGGATAGAACATGAATTACATAGATCAGTATCTGGAAGAGATCAGAAAAGGCCGCTGTATTGTAAGCAGTCGTGTACTCCGCCAGTATGAGGCGCTGGCGGCAGATATAAGGAGTCTGAGCAGTCCTTACATTTTCGATGAAAAGAAAGCAGAGCGGCCGATCCGCTTTATTGAACAGTTCTGCAGGCACTCAAAAGCAGAGTGGGCAGGGAAGCCGGTCATACTTGAATTATTTCAGAAGGCATATATCTCGGCGCTGTTTGGATTTGTTGAGAAGTCCACAGGTTTCCGCAGGTTCCGGGAAACGCTTTTCTATGTTGCCCGGAAAAACGGAAAGAGCACTATGCTTTCCGGTATCGCTTTATATATGCTGATTGCAGATGGAGAAGCAGGAGCGGAGGTATACAGCGTTGCGACGAAAAGAGACCAGGCACGGATTATCTTTGATGAAACGGTAAACATGGTCAGGCAGAGTCAGGATCTCCTGCAGGTAGTAAAAAAACGGAAAAGTGATCTGTACTTTGCCCTGACTTTTTCCAAAATGCAGCCATTGGGCAAGAACAGCGATACGCTGGACGGTTTAAACAGCCATCTGGTTATCATGGATGAGCTGCACGGAATCAAGGACAGAAATCTGTATGAAGTTATGAAGCAGAGCCAGAGCGCAAGGCGCCAGCCGCTTCTGATCATGATCACGACGGCCGGCACCATCCGGGAATGTATCTTTGATGACATGTATAAATACGCCTGCGGAGTATGCGACGGCACAATCATGGATGATCACTTTCTTCCGGTCCTGTATGAACTGGATTCCAAAAAAGAATGGACCGATCCCATGGCATGGGAAAAAGCAAATCCGGGGCTGAACCGTATGAAAAAGCTGAATGATCTGATCAGCAAGGTAGAGCGGGCAAAAAGCAGTCCGAGAGACCTGACCGGTGTGCTGGTGAAAGATTTTAACATTATACAGACGATCGGCACCACCTGGCTGACTTTTGATGATGTCAATAATACGGAAACCTTTGACATTTCCAGATTCCGGGGGTGTTATGCGATCGGCGGCGCGGATCTGAGCATCACGACCGATCTGACATGTGCGACACTCCTTCTTATGGACAGAGAAGAAAAACGGTATGTTACACAGATGTACTGGCTGCCTGCTGATAATTTTGAGACCCGGATACAGGAGGAAAAGATCCCATATGACAAGTGGTATGAAGCCGGACAGCTCCGGCTGTGTTCCGGAAACAGCATCAATTACAGCGACATTACAGCCTGGTTTCTGGAGATGGTGAACGAGTTTGAAATCACACCGGCATGGATCTATTACGACAGCTACAGCGCAAAGTACTGGGTTCAGGAGATGGAGGAAAACGGTTTTTATATGGAGCGGTGCATCCAGGGGGCAAAGACGCTTTCGCTTCCCATGCAGATGCTGGGAGCCGATCTGAAGGCGAAGAAGGTAAACTATAATAACAGCAGTCTGCTCAAGTGGTGTATGACCAATACAGGTGTGCAGGAGGACCGCAACGGCAATATCGTGCCGGTCAAAGCACAGAGCCCAAAGTATCGTATTGACGGGCTTGCAAGTCTTCTGGATGCTTACGTTGGTCTCTATGAACATTATAACGAGTTCCGGGATATGGCAACCGTATAGAAAGGAGAACTGCGCCATGACAGTAAAAAACCAATATTTTATGAAGGATAAAAAAGCACAGATTTATCTGAAAATGCACAGGGGAACTGATGATGATGGATTTCCCAGGGGTGAAAAATATTATCCTATTTCATCTGCACCCGTATGGTGTTATACCAGACAACTGTCACAGCAGAATGTAACCTATTCTTATCTGCGTGGAGTATCAGAAACAAGAATGTTTGTATTTAATCATTACGGGAATGTTGAAGTATATGATCTGATCCGGTATAACGGGAACTGGTACAGGATAACAAGGACAGATACACAGGATGATTACAACAGTGACCTCTTTGTGTATGTGGAAAATGCAGTAGGGGGATATCTTCCAAAAGACAGTGAAATTCAGCCGTATACACCCGGTATATGGGAAAACAGATGACCAGAAAGAGGCAGTTTATGAGTAATGAGCAGCTTGTCACTTTGATAAAGGCAGGAGAGAACACCAGTGAAAATATGAAAGTCCTCTATCTGCAGGTAAAGTCGTTTATACATGTGATGGCCATGCGGTATCAGGGCCGTGCAGAACTGGACGATCTGGAACAGGAGGGATATCTTGCCCTGTATCCTGCCATTGACGGATACGATCCTGAGAGGGGCATAAAGTTCCTGACCTATGCCGAGTATTATATACGTCAGGCGATGCAGCGTTATATTCTGGCGAATAAGAGCAGCCTTCGTTTGTCTTATCGTTCCTGTGAGATGATTTCAAAGTACAGAAGATTCTGTAATCTGTTCCAGCAGAAGTATGGATATGAACCACCAGACGAAGCAGCTGAAAATTACTTGTATTTTACTCTGAATCAGATCAGGGAAATCCGGCAGAACATGCTTCTTGACAGCGTGTGGAGCCTGGACGCCTCTCTGCCGGACAGTGAAGATCTGACAGTTGGCGATACGGTTCCCAGCGGGGAGGATCTGGAAGGCGACGC